GGATATCGATTATATTTATATTGATTCCGCTGCTCAACAAACAAGATATGACTTTGCTCAAAATTATGATATAACTACTATAAACGCTAAGAAGTCTGTATTAGATGGAATTGGTCATGTAGCAGGGATAGTAGATAATGACACTTTACTTGTAGATCAAAAATGTCAACAGGTAATCTCAGCGTTAGACCAATATCAATGGGACTCAAATCCTAATTTAATGAAAGAAAGACCTAAACATGATGGAGCGTCGCATATGGCCGATGCGATAAGATATGCACTATATACATTTGAAACCACAGCCACCTCATTTTAATAACACCTGTCAAAAATACTTCTTGACTTTTGGTGTGCGGATGGGGTATAATTCATATTAAGAGTTAGATATGAAATTTAAGAGAGATTTAGTTAAATACGTGCGAGACAAAGCTAAATCACAGTATAACAAAGCAAGCGAGTGTCATATTTGCGGTGAAACCGAAGAATTAGATTTTCATCATTACTATGGACTGACTGAATTATTAGAGACTTGGCTAAAGACAAATAATATAACTATTGAAAACGAACAAGATATACTAGAGATTCGTGAGCAGTTTATAGATGAAAACCGAGAAAAAGTATACATTAAAACGGTAACACTCTGCCATCAACACCATTTACGACTACACTCTATATATGGAAAACGACCCAAATTGATACACGCAGATAAACAAGAAAGATGGGTAGAGAAAATGAGAGCAAAATATGGCATGGTATGACAGACTTTTAGGAAGAACAATTGAAGCGGATGAGGAAAAACTCAATCCGTCGCAGTATGTCATCTCTAGAAACGAAGGTCTTACTGTTGATACTCGAGAAATCGTTACTAATTATAAGCACGCCTATGAGCAGTTAGAAATTGTAAATAGAGCAGTCAATATGATTGTAGACGATGTTGCACAAATTCCTTATGCCGTAGGAGAAAAAAGAAACGGCACTAATGATATAGTAAAAAACATTAGAAAAACAAAAGTAAATTTACTACTAAATGTAGAACCAAATCCATTTCAAGATGTGAGTTCCTTTAAAAGAAATCTGATAATTGACCTACTAATTGATGGAAATATATTTATTTACTTTGATGGAGCGCACCTCTATCATTTACCAGCAGATAAAGTTACAATTCATACTGATGATAATACATATATTAAAAAGTATGAATTTGAGAACACTATTGATTATAACGTAAATGAGATTATTCATATTAAAGAGAATAGTTTTAATTCAATCTATAGAGGAGTTCCTAGATTAAAGCCAGCATTTAGAACAATGCAGCTACTAGGAAACATGAGAAAATTTCAGGATAACTTCTTCAAGAATGGAGCAGTGCCTGGGTTAGTTTTAAAGAGTCCTAATACTCTTTCTGAAAAGATCAAAGAAAGAATGTTAGCAGCTTGGAGTATGAGGTATAATCCTTCCTCCGGCGGCAGAAGACCCCTTATATTAGATGGAGGGCTAGAAGTAGACTCACTATCTAAGGTTAATTTTAAAGAATTAGACTTTCAAGAATCAATAAAAGCGAATGAGCGTATTATTCTTGAAGCTATGGGCATACCACCAATCTTATTAGACGGTGGAAATAATGCAAACATTAGGCCAAACCATAGGTTATACTACTTAGAGACTATACTACCTATAGTCGGTAAGATATCCGATGCGTTTGAAAGATTTTTTGGTTTTGAACTTAATGAAGATGTAACAGGAATTCCTGCTCTACAACCTGAACTAAGAGACCAAGCCGCATATTATGCAACACTTGTGAATACAGGAATTTTAAGCACAAATGAAGCTAGAGTGGCAATCGGTAAAGAACCAATCAATGGATTTGATGAACCTCGCGTTCCTGTAAATTTAGCGGGCTCAGCAGTAAATCCAGAGCAAGGGGGACGACCAGAAGAGAGTCCTTCTATAGAGGAATAATATGACTAAAAATATGATGATTAAAGCTGTATCTGATTTCTTCACCGATAAGGGTGGAGTTATGGATCTAGCTACATACAAATCCTATGGAAGTGATGCTCCTGTTAGAGACTATCTGCTTAGAAGGCAGTTTGGATCTTGGAACAGAGTCCTATCCGTAGTGACAAATCGATATCCTGTCCAAGAAGCAGTTGTTGAAGAAGTAAAGGAAGTTAAAAAACCTGCACCTAAAAAAGCTGTGAAAAAGGAAACTAAAGATGTCGAATAAAATATTTCATTGGACTAATACTTTTAAAGCCTTAGGCGAAACCGAAGATGGTGGTATAGACATCAAAGGTTCTGCAAGTACTAATGCACTAGATAGAGCTGGCGATGTAATTGAAAGTGGAGCATGGACTAAAGGAGGTTTGGAGAATTTCAAATCAAATCCTATTATCTTGTTCAACCATAATTATGACAAGCCTATCGGTAGAGCAACAGGTTTAGAAGTGACAGAAAACGGTCTTGAGATATCTGCAAAGATATCTAAAGCAGCCGGTGATGTTAAAGAATTAGTTAAAGACGGTGTTCTTGGAGCCTTTTCCGTTGGTTTCAGAGTCAAGGATGCTGATTATATGGTAGAAACCGATGGATACAAAATCAAGGACGCTGAACTTTTCGAAGTTTCAGTCGTATCCGTGCCTTGCAACCAAGGGGCTACATTTTCTGTAGCAAAATCCTTTGAAAACATGGACGAATATGAAAAGTTCAAGAAAAACTTTATAAAGGCTAACTCACATGCAACAGCAGACGCTGTGAAAGTTGAGCAGCCAAGCGGGGAGAAATCCCATAAAATGGAGACTGATATGTCAAACGAAAAGATGACTCCTGAAGCCGAAGGCTTTGACCTAGATGCATTTGCAAAGGACGCAGCTGAGAAAGCAGTTGCAGAATATGCAATGAAGCAGGCGGAAGCAAAGGCAGCTGAAGAAAAAGCAAAGGTTGAGACTGCTGAGAAGCAAGCTCAATTTGAGGCTGATGAAAAAGCTGCTCAAGAAGCTAAACAGGACGAACAAAAAAGAATTGTGAAGAGTTCACTATCAGGCGCAGAAAGACTCATTAGTGATATCGAGAAAAGAGTCAATGATAAGCATGAAGATTTGAATGAAGTAGTTAAATCACTTCAGAACGAATTAGCTGAGAAATCAGAAGAAATCATGAATATCAGAGAATCAAAAAGAATTTTCTCAGATAGACAGGGTCAAGGCGACTGGAAGAAAGCTTTTGAACAAGATATTATGGACGCAAAATTTGCTGGTCTAGCGACTGGTAAAGGATGGAATAACGATTATGCAAAAGGTGTAATGGAAAAAGTAAACCAACATTCAGGTGTACAAGTATCCTCAGCAGACTTTGAGCAAATTGTTTCAACTCAAATTGAAAGAGATATTCAAAATGAGTTAGTTCTAGCTCCTCTCTTTAGAGAGATTGCAATGAACTCTGCTAACATGATTATTCCAATCATGCCAGATGCAGGTTATGCTGAATTTACAGGTAACCAAGCAGCTAGTGGATCAGCACCTCATGGTAACTTAGACCCAAGAGGCGATGCTTACGATCCAGCTAATGGCGCAGGTGTAAACCTAACTGAAAGAACACTTTCAACTAAAAAACTTATTTCTCAATCATACTTAGGTAATGAGACTGAAGAAGATGCAATCATGCCGATTTTACCTTTAATTAGAGAATCAATGGTTAGATCACACGCTAGAGCAATTGAAAATGCTATCTTAGCTGGTGATGATGCTGACGGTGCTTTTGGTACTAGTGGCGCAGCTTTTGAAGGCTTACTACACTTAGCAAGAAATGACAGTGACTATACACAATCAGGTACAGCTTTTGCTACTGATAAAATTACAGCACTTGATCTTCTTGAAATGAGAAAGAACATGGGTAAATATGGTGTGAATCCAAGTGAAGTAGTTTATATTGTTTCACAAAGATCATACTTCGAACTATTAGAAGATGCTGAGTTCCAAGATGCTAACCTAGTTGGCGACATGGCAACTAAGCTTTCTGGTGAAATCGGACAAGTATTCGGTTCAAGAGTTCTTCTTTGTGATGAATTCGCAACACCAGCAGTAGCTAAGTTCGGAGCTATCGCAGTTAACCCAAGAAACTATGTATTGCCTAGATTAAGAGGCGTTACAGTAGAATCAGACTACGAAGTAGCTAATCAAAGAAGAGTCCTAGTGGCTTCTCAAAGATTAGGCTTCATCGACATGATCGATGGTGCAACTTCCAAGTGGGGTTGGATGTACAAAGCTAGTTAATAGCTAACAGACCTGGAGGGGAGCGATCCCCTCCAACTTTTAAGAGGAATTATGGCAAATTTAATAACATTAAATCAATATAAAGATTTTGCTGGCATCACTGGAGTGGGCCAAGATGCAAAGTTGAATGTTATTATACCCTCTATAAGTCAAGCCGTAAAAACTTATTGTGGTACTTCATTCGTGGACTACTATGGTACAGATAAAGTTGAGTACTTTGACATAAAAGATAATGGGACTACTGCTGTAATGGTAGATGAAAGCCCTTTAGTAAGTGTTAGTCAGGTGCAAGAAAGACAGAGTCAAGCAGACGCATATGTTACACTAATCACAGAAAATTCTGATAGTAGTGGTAAATATGAGTATGTAGTTGATACTGATACTGATTCAATTTTTAGAACAACAGACACTGCGGATAAAGCTTTCCCTAAAGGAAGAAAAGCAGTAAAAGTAACATATAGAGCTGGTTATAGCGCTACACCTCAAGATTTAAGACTGGCGTGTTTTGACTTAACTAAGTACTATTTAAAAGACGAAAGAAAAGACAGGCTAAGTATAGCAGGAGCACAGGTACAGAATGCTGTATCAACTTCTCTAAAGGATAACATAGATTTTCCTGATCATATCAAGAGAATACTAGATTTCTATAAAGTATATAAGTAATGGCTAAGGCTAAATTTACTTCGACTAGAATTACTGTAGGACAGGCGAAGAAGTTACAAGGTTTCTTTGATGAAACTGATAAATGGTTAACTAAAACGTCTAACGAAATGAGAGACCAGCTAGAAAGCGGTACTCGTACTTCACTTCAAAACTTTATGATATTTTTTGGACACCCTAGATTAAGACCAAAGTTGAGTGATGAAGTTAGGCAAGCAGTAGAATATTATGAAGCAGGCTCAAGAGATGATAGTGTATGGGTATCTACTTCATTATTACGAAAAGAGTATAACAAGTTTGTAGCAAAAATGCAAGGTGATAACGCAACATTGGCTCACGAAGATTTTAGTGTTATAGCAGGAAATTTATTTATTTGTTATAATATGTTAGCTAGATTAAAAGCTATGGATTCAAAGAGTGGTGTTCCTGTAAGGGACACAAGGTCTGCAGGGCAAAGAAGAAGGAGACCAAGTACTGCTGGATGGGACCACCTTATTGAAACATTTAGAAGGTTGTACATAACAGCCACTGCAATAGCAGAAAATCCTATACAAAAAGGAAACGACAAATTAGATGTAATTAGAAACTCTTTAAATAGATACTTTTATGGGCTATCGCAGACACAACATGAATTAACAAAAAGTAAGCATGTTGATATACTTACTGGAAAAGTAGAACAGAAGATACGTTATAAAGTTCAAAGTAAGGAAGGCAAAGAGGCCGAGAATGCTATAGGTGTTATGGCAACTGCTGTAAAGCAAGGCGGAGCAAAAACAGATTTTGAAAAAGAGTTAGAGGAAAACTTTATTGATATATTTAATGAGTATGGAGACCAATTTATGTCAATCCAAGGCTCAAAAAGAGTAGATAAAGAAGTTTTAGACCAAGTGTTTGATACTGTACAAGGAAAGAAAACTTCTCCTTATAGATCAAAGACAAAGAAGAAAGCAACAACAAAAGCTAAGTTTAAAAATCCTATAGATAATAAACTTAAAAGAGCAGCAGCAAAAGCTCTAGCTGTAAAAGCTATAAAAAGAGTCCCTAAAAGCAGAAGAGCTACAGGGCAAAAAGAAGAGAAGCAAGGCGTTAGTGAGAAGGATATATTAAAATTAAAAAGAATTATTAATAGAAGACTTCCAGCCCAAGTTAGAAGAAACATGGGAAGGCCTGCTTTAATAAATAGAACAGGAAGATTCTCAAACAGTGTTAAGTTAGTAAACTTAAGACAGGGGCCTAAGACACTAGTAGGTAAATATAACTATCAATTAGATCCTTATGCAACGTTTGAAAATACAGGAGCCAGGCAATGGCCCCAAGGATATAATCCTAAACCTCTTATAACAAAAAGTATAAGAGATATTGCCATAAAACATACAGAAGAAAGATTTACGCTAAGGAGACAATAATGGCATACAGAACTCAAAGAAAGAAAATTGCTGTCGCTTTAGCTGAAAAGTTAAAAGAAATCGATGGCAGTTATCCATACAATTCAAATGTATTTGATAATGTAGGCAGCCACTTAGTATTTTTAGATGAAATTCAACAATACCCTAAAGTATGTGTTGTAGCTGGCGATGAAAGCAGACAATATTTACCAGACGGTTTTAAGTGGAGATTTCTTAGTTTAACAATCAGGGCTTATATTTCCAATGAGGAAGATGCCCAAGAAGAATTAGCATTATTAATCGAAGATATCGAAAGGATTATTGACGAGAATGATGCCTTAGTGTATGACGACTCTGTGAGTCCAAACGAACAGACAACATCTATGACGATAGAGTCTATCGGTACTGATGAAGGAGTAATCGCTCCCTTAGGTATAGGAGAAGTAGTAGTCGAAGTACGATATTAGGAAACGAAGACGCTGATTAAAATCACGCGAAATCCTTTCCAAAGCAATAATAGGAGAAAGCAATGGCTTTAAATCTATCAAGAAATACCAAAGTATTCGTCAGCTCCGTGAATGGAGTTACATCTGCTGGTGGAAACGTGGCAACACTATCAAATTCGCTATCAGGTACAAACTCAGGACACGCAGTAGGTGACATAGTTACTTTTGGAACTACTAATGGATCAGGTTCAGGTTTTAAAGCAATCGTAGCCGCAGTAAATAGTGGAGCAGCAACAGAGCTAATTATACCAAATAACTTTAGGGGTACTGGGTATGCAGCGTCTAATACTGTAACATCTACAGCTTCTAGTGGAAGTGGGGCTAACGGCCTTGTAGCTACAGTAGCAACAATTAGTGCGGGTAAAACAGCCGACAGCTCTAGAACTGGTCTCGGACTATTCAAAGGTAATGAGAAAGATTCAAATACTTTCAGAATTGGTGTACTAGATGGTTATAGTTTTTCTCAGTCAAGTGAAAGTACAGACGTTACTATTAATGAAGCAGGCTCTGCGCCTAAGAGGGGATCACAAAGATTCAATGATTCTTTGGCTCCAGCAGAATGGTCTTTCCAAACTTATGTAAGACCTTTCAAACACGGTGCAAACAGCTTTAGAGATACAACAGCGCATGACATGGTAGAGAATATTCTTTGGGCAGCATTAGCTGGTCAAGCAATTCCTACTGCGGAAGATTCAGGAGATAATGCAGGAGCAACAACAAACTCTGCGATTACCTTCCAAGCAAATGACACGAAAGTAGACTTTGCAAGTTCTAACGCTCACGAACTTTTGAAACTAACCATTTTCTTTGCATTAGAAAATACAACTTATAGGCTAAATGAGTGCCAAGTTAACCAAGTAGAGATTGACTTCTCAATTGATGGTATTGCAACACTAAGTTGGTCTGGAAATGCTACAAGCATTGACCAGGTTAACTCTGCGATCGAAGATCCATCAAAAGCGTTCCATGACAAAATTGGAGTATCTGATACAGATACATCTTCAACTTTGACATCTTACGTTGAGAAACTAAACTACGTTGACGTAACGGCGACGTCAGATGCAGATTACTTAAGAAATAAGTTAT